TCATATCTCCTCCGCTTCAAGATCCTCATCCTCAACACCATCCGAAAAATCATCAGGGTCAACGTCCTCTACAAACTCATATTCAGGAATATCTATGCCCTGAATATCTATCTCACCAGTAACAACTGCAGAAATGAGGCTTGTTCTATACTCGTCAATAAGCATCATCTCTCGTGCGAGAAGCGACTTGCTTGAAGCAATAATATTCCCTTTTGTTATTGCTTTTTCAGGAATTAATCCATTAAATACAGAAGTTTTCCATCGAAGAAACTCAAGGATTTGAACTTGCTCAGTAATGGGTGGAACAGGAACGTATATGTTTTTCATTTCGCTGAATCTTGTCGTCCATAAATCAGCAACTATGCCTCTACCATTTCTATAGAATTCTTCTATAAATGTATGGCTCCGAAGTAAATAGTGGAAATATAAAGAGGTATCTTTACGAGGGCACAACACAATATTAATCAGCGATACTGAACCATCTGAAGGAGAAAAACCACTTGAACCACGTCTATCAGAACGACTGTTTATAACGAAATCGCCCTTTAATACTTTCTTGCGATTATCACCATCTTTTGTTTTAACTGCCGTATCAAGCTGAGGCAACACCCCAAATTTGGTAACAGATAATGGTTTATATTCTGCATCGGAGCACTTTTCACGTCTTTCAACAAACAGTTCATTAATTTTCTTCATTTCCCAATTGGATGGAATAGAAGGTATCCATGAAACCCCTGTTTCTTTATATCCCGGGTACGTAATATATTTTGTCATACAAGAACCTCCTCAAGTGCTCCAGCCATTTGATTTTCCACGTTATGGATTTCCGCCGAAATCACATTAATATTACGAATTTCTCTCGGCTTAAAAAAATACCTTGTAAAGGTTAATTCGTATCCGATTTGCGTTTTTTTGCTATCAACCCAAGCATCTGGTGAATAAGGTAAGATTTCTTTTTCCATGTATCCGTCAATACCGCCCGGATACATAAACGGAACTATTTCCGTGTCAGTTTTTGATTTGTCTACTACTATTCGACCCTTTTTATCTTTTATAATTGCACCAGAATCATCATATTGGGGTTGTAATACAGTAATTTTCCAGACGCCGAATTCTTCATTGTTAAATACACGGCTAATATCATTACTCTCCATAGACATAAATAATTCCATGATTTTTTTTCTTATTTGTGGTGTGAGTTCACAATTCTTTTTTCCCATATTCTTATCAAGAGGTGCTTTCATCTCTGTAGCATCGATAAGCTGAACTTTCCCTTTACGATGCTTATCTTTTCGATTTGATAAAACCCAGATAAATGTACCAAGACCTGTGTTGTAAAACATGTTATTAGGCAGAGCAATTATCGCCTCAACCATGTCATTTTCGAAAAGATATCTTCTTGCATTACTTTCTCCGCTTCCCGCATCACCAGTAAACAATGAAGAACCATTATGAACCTCAGCAATTCGGCTGCCCAACGCTGTATCCTTCTTCATTTTTGCTACATTATTCAGGAGAAATAAAAGCTGCCCATCACTAGTTCGTGGAATCATAGAAAGCTGATCTCCACCTTCCAGATAGGTATTGAATCGGCTGTCGAGAATATCCTTTTTGCCGCCCATCTTTTCAGCGTCAGTTTTCCAGCTCTTACCGTATGGCGGGTTTGAAAGCATAAAGTCAAACTGACGGGTAGCATTTCCATCTACTGATAGTGTCGAGCCATAGGAAATATGATCCGCTTGTTCGCCTTCACCCTTCAGAAGCATGTCGGCCTTGCAAATCGCATATGTTTCCGGCTGTACTTCCTGCCCAAATAGATGTATAGATACTTGTTTGCCTCTTCTTGAGGCTAGTTTTTGCAGCCTTTCCTGTGCAACAGTGAGCATACCACCAGTCCCACATGCACCGTCATAACAGGAATAAGTAGCATCCATCACTTTATCTCCTATAGGGACAAACACGAGATCTGCCATAAGTTCCACAACATCACGTGGTGTCCAGTGTTCGCCAGCCTCCTCGTTGTTGGCTTCGTTAAAGCGACGCACTAACTCCTCAAATACAGTTCCCATGCTGTGGTTATCTATCGCTGGCAAGCGAACCTCAGTCTTTGTGTCGTCTCTATAAATCGGTTTTGGGCTCAGATTTATATCAGACGATATAAATTTTTCAATAACAGCACCAAGGATATCCGCATCAATCATAGTTGTGATCTGATTTCGGAATTTGAACTTCTCCAGAATTTCCTGTACATTAGGCGAGAAACCATCCAGATAGGCTTCGAAGTCTGCTTTAAGTGTCTGTCTTTTTGCACGGCTGGTCAAATCACGTAAGAGGAACGGCGAAGCATTACAAAATGACTGACCAGCTGCGTTGCATAGGGCTGGCCACTGGTTTGCAATTCCTGCAGCATCCATTTTCTTTTTCATGTCGAGTACTTCTGCCTTCGTATCTTCCAACATAGCATCCAAACGACGAATAACTGTCATTGGAAGAATTACATCACGGTATTTCCCGCGCACATATACATCACGCAAACAATCGTCTGCAATGCCCCAAATAAAACTTACTATCGAATTATGAGTTTGACTGTCCATTTTCTTTACCTACCTTTTCTATTTTTGTCTTTATTTCTGAAAGTGCACAAATAGCCGCATCCTAATTCTATCTCAATACTTGTCCTATAAAACGGTCTCAATCTGTATCAGTAGGGTCGGAATTATCTGCAGCACCACCGGAGCGTATCCACTCATCAACTTCGGACAGCTTAAATTTCCACAGCCGTCCAACTTTATATGCTGGCATATTTCTCTTGGCGATCCACTGCAGAATGGTCTCACGGCCTACACCGAGATACTCTTGTACTTCTTTTAAAGTAGACCATTTTTCAATGCTTTTATCGCTCACGTTATTAACCTCCAAATGAGTGACTATTCTATTTCGAACTTAGAATCTATTGTAACGTTAAATAGCTTTTTGTTATTAGGAAAGCAGTTGTTGCCTTCGTTATCCTGCATCTCCCACAAACATTCATAACGTCCTTCAAAACCACGAGTGTCAATACTTGTGGTTATTTTTATTTCTTTACCAGGAGGTACATCTGGTATATCAATACAACTTTTAGCGGTTCTTGGCCTTACAGAGGCCTGGTTAACAAAAACAAGTTTTCGACTGCGCCATGTCTGATTTCCGGTGTTTTGAATTAGCCATGTGTGATCAAACTGCTCATAACACTTTTTTAAATAAATCCGAGCCGGTAGAAAATCAAGAACATATGCGCCATCACCAGGATACAACGGAACTAAAGACTGAGGCTTTTCATCGGCAGGCTCAGTGAGGAGCCTTTGGTATTCCATAGCCACGATATCGTCGGCGTCACTATCTTCATTCTTTACAAGGTAATTAAATTGAAAGGCAAGAGCTCGAGAAAAAGTACCTTTCTGTGGTTCGAGCGAAACTGGTATTGCAGATGCTGTCATCGCCTGGCGAACCTGATCATCTTTTAAGTGCTTTTCAAAGAGACCTACCAATGCGTCCAGCTGAATATTTGCAGGGAATGAATCCTTAAGATTCTGTGTCAGTGGTTTTGAGCCATTATACAGTTTCTTTTGATATTCCTTGTCAGCATTAACCGAGGTAGAAAAATACGAACTCCCACCAGCTACAAACAACTTACTCACAAACAAACCTTGGCTAGATATCTGATGACAATATGGATATATTCTTTTGCAATACTGAGAGAAGTTGATTTTAATCACCTCCGTGAAAGTCCCTTGTTAAGTCCCTTTAGTCCCTTGTTAGGCTAATTTTTAGTCCCTTTGCGCCCTGTTACTCTAATTATAGATGACAGGGCGTTACTCATCTGTGTTCTCTACGTGGGTATTGACTATTTAATTATACATCATCTTAAGGTAAAAATCTACTCTTACCGACTATGTTGTTTATAAAAAGTCATAAACTCACTTTTCCAGTCACAAAAAACGCTCATGTCATTTGAAATCACCTCGATGCGCATCCACTGATCACGGATGGTTCAGCGCAGCGAGGTGAACAACCAAATATCAAACAGCTGACTACTGAACAGGAAGCTGCTATCCGAAACGGAGAAATCTGTGTTGGACTGCGGTCGGGCTTTTATTGCCTTTTTCAGCTGAGCAGCTCAATTCCTCCGTTTCGAGACAACGACAAACGGAGGAATTTTTATGTCAAAGCACGACAATCAGAACCAATCCAACGAACGCAAAATCTACCTCAAGGACCTTCACCAGTGGGTGCCAGTCAGCAAGACCGACTACGACAACTATTACCGCGATATCAATGCCTATCGCCGCAGGCAACAGGAGCACGGCCGCTGTGTCTGCCCAGCAAACAAGCGGTACCTTTGTGATATGGATTGTTGGACCTGCCGTTTTCACAAGGCTGGCGATGAGCTTTCCCTTGATTACACCGTTACTGACGAGGACGGCAACGAAAAGAGCTGGCTCGATGACTTGGCGGACGATACTCCCAGCGCTCAGTCCATCTTAGAGGAACGCGAACTACTTAACACCCTTATCTGCAAATTGGACGAGCTTGATCCCGACGGTCGCCGCATCTGCAAGCTTCTACTTCAGGAAAAGTCTGAACGCGAAATAGCAGCCATAATGGGTATCTCTCGGCAATCAACCATCAACTACAAGAAGAAAAAAGCTTTTGATGCATTGCGGGAACTCCTACGCGACTACATCTAATCTCTTGTCCATCCTTCTCCGGCTGCCAAAATTGGTGGCCGGAGAAAATCTTTTTTCCTGATTTTCGTTCAAACACCATTCTCACCTCCATTGGGTAGTGGAAAGAGCAAAACGACAAGCGCTCCTTCCAAGGAGGTGAAAGAAATGCAAAAGGCACAGACAAGACCACAGAGCTGCGCTGCAGATGATGAACTCGTAGATGTTCTTACTGCGATCAGCGTTGTATCCATGCGGCTGGCAAGAAAATTGACCTTGCTCGCCGGACAGAGCCAATCCAAGGAAGGAGGAATAGCACATGAGCAATATGAGCGACCTGGCCATGACCATCGAAGAACTACGCAGCGCAGCTGCAGCTATTAACGAAGCCGCAAATTGGCTAGCTGAGCAGTTCAGCACCAATGAACCAGCGCCAGAACCTACACCCACCGAACCGGTACTTACGCTGGAAGCGGTTAGAGCAATCCTTGCGAACAAGTCCCGCGCTGGATTCACCGCTCAGATTCGCTCTCTGCTCCAGAAGTACGGTGCTGATAAGCTGTCCGGTATTGACCCGGCCAACTATAAAGCACTGCTTGCAGATGTGGAGGGACTGAACGATGCCAGCTAAAGGACACGCACTTCTCTCAGCATCCAGCTCCGAACGCTGGCTTCGCTGCCCTCCAAGTGCTCGACTCTGTGAGAGCTACGACGATAAGGGCAGCAATTACGCTGCTGAAGGCACGGACGCCCACGAACTTTGCGAGTACAAACTCCGTCAGGCTCTGGGCATGGAGGCAAAGGATCCGACCAAAAACCTTACCTGGTTCAACGAAGAAATGGCCGACTGCGCTTCTAGCTACGTTGCCTACATCCTTGAACACGTTGAAGCAGCCAAGCAAAACTGCGCTGACCCGGTAGTTTTGATCGAACAGCGTGTGGACTTCTCTCGCTGGGTGGAGTCTGGATTTGGAACCGCCGACTGCATCATTATCGCGGACGGTACTTTGCTGATATGCGACTACAAACACGGAATGGGAATTTTTGTAAGCGCGGAAAAGAATCCGCAAATGCAGTGTTACGCCCTTGGTGCCCTGGAGCTGTTCGACGGAATCTACGACATTGACACCGTTCGCATGACCATTTATCAGCCTCGACGCGATAACGTCAGCACCTATGAGCTCTCAAAAGATGAGCTTTACCGCTGGGCAGACGAGGTGCTCAAACCTACTGCCGATCTTGCTTTCGCCGGTGACGGCAACTTTCTCTGCGGTGAATGGTGTGGTTTCTGCAAGGCAAAGCACGACTGCCGCGCCAGAGCCGATGCCAACATGGAGCTTGCACGCTATGACTTCAAACTGCCGCCTCTACTAACTGACGAGGAAATCGAAGAAATCCTTACAAGAGTCGATGACCTTGTGGCGTGGGCTACTGACATCAAGGAATATGCCCTGCAGCAGGCCATCAGCGGCAAGGAATGGAACGGTTGGAAGTTGGTCGAAGGCCGGTCCAATCGTAAGTACACCAATGAAACAGCAGTCGCCAACACAGTAAGCGGCGCAGGTTATGACCCATATGACCACAAGGTCCTCGGCGTCACTGCCATGCAGAAACTGCTCGGCAAATCCCGCTTTGATGAACTCCTAGCGGCCTACATTGAAAAGCCGCAAGGTAAACCCACACTTGTACCGGAGAGCGACAAACGCCCGGTCATGAACACAGCCAAAAATGATTTTATGGAGGAAAACAATTATGAATAACAACACAAACAAAGCCAACAACCCAATGAAGGTTATCACTGGACCCGACACCCGTTGGAGCTATGCAAACATCTGGGAGGCTAAGAGTATCAACGGCGGCACTCCTAAGTTCTCTGTTTCGCTCATTATACCGAAGTCCGATACCAAAACCGTCGCAAAGATCAAGGCGGCTATTGAGGCTGCTTATCACGAAGGCGAAGCCAAGCTCAAGGGTAGCGGCAAGTCCGTGCCCCCAATGGCAGCAATAAAGACACCGCTCAGAGACGGCGACAGCGAGCGTCCTGATGACCCGGCCTACGCCAATGCATACTTCATCAACGCCAATTCAGCTACCGCTCCCGGCATCGTGGACGTTGATCGCAATCCTGTTCTGACCCGCTCCGAGGTTTACTCCGGCGTGTATGGTAGGGCCAGCATCAGCTTCTATGCCTTCAATTCAAACGGCAACAAAGGCATCGCTTGCGGTCTGAACAACCTGCAGAAAGTACGCGATGGTGAGCCTCTCGGTGGCAAGGTTAGTGCTGAGTCCGATTTCGCTACAGACGATGACGATGACTTTCTGTCTTAAGGAAGGGTGGTAAACCAATGACAACGATTTTATTAAACATCCTTTTGGGATTGTATTCAGTTCTCTGTGTCACGTTCCTGGTCTCAATGGTTCAGAGCATTCGAGGCGATCGCAAGAGAGCAAAACGCGACGAAGAACGCGAAGCTCGTGATAAAGAGTATCACGAAAAACGGATGCGTGACTTCAAGTAAAAAACTGTGGACGGCGGTAGAGAACTTCTTTACCGCCGTTCCTTATAAAAAGGATGGTCAACTATGAGAACACTCTCAATAGATATTGAAACCTATAGCAGCACCAATCTCGCCAAAGCAGGTGTGTATCACTATGTGGAGTCACCGGATTTCGAGATACTTCTTTTCAGCTACAGCATTGACGGCGGTAATGTCCAGGTCGTTGACCTTGTCAGCGGGGAGAAGCTGCCCAGCGATGTTATCGCCGCACTCATGGATGAAACGGTGATCAAATGGGCGTTCAACGCAAACTTTGAACGGATCTGCCTGTCTCGCTTTCTTGGACTCCCTACCGGTGAATACATCAACCCTGCCTCATGGAAATGTTCAATGGTATGGGCAGCGACGATGGGGCTGCCTCTGTCGCTGGAAGGCGTCGGCTCGGTACTTAAGCTGGACAAGCAGAAACTCACCGAAGGTAAGGATCTAATCAAATACTTCTGTCAGCCTTGTGCTCCAACGAAATCCAACGGTCTGCGCAGCCGGAATCACCCCTATCACGCACCTGATAAATGGTCGGCGTTTAAGAAATATAACGCTCGAGATGTTGAATCAGAAATGTCTATTCAAGAAAAGCTCGCTAAGTTCCCGGTTCATGATCGTATCTGGGACGAATACCACCTCGACCAGGAGATCAATGACCGAGGCGTTGCGCTGGATATGACACTGGTGCAAGAGGCTATCGCAATGGATGGTCGCTCCCGGTCAGAGCTTTCCACCGCGATGAAACACCTGACAGAACTTGAAAATCCGAATTCGGTACAGCAAATGAAGCAGTGGCTTGCCGATAATGGCATGGAGACAGATACACTTGGGAAAAAGGTTGTCGCCGAGTTATTAAAAACGGCACCTCCGGATCTTGCAGACGTCCTCTCACTCCGTCAGCAGCTTGCCAAGTCATCGGTTCGGAAGTATCAGTCAATGGAGAATGCAGTCTGTACCGATGGTCGCGCCCGTGGGATGTTTCAATTTTTCGGTGCTAATCGAACCGGTCGCTGGGCAGGCAGGCTTATTCAGATGCAAAACCTCCCTCAGAATCATCTGGAGGACTTGGCCGAAGCCCGCGCCCTTGTGCGATCCGGTGATTTTGATGCACTTGAAATGCTCTACGAGGATGTGCCGGACACGCTGTCGCAGCTTATCCGCACTGCCTTCGTACCAAGAACCGGTGCCAAGTTCATCGTATCGGATTTCAGCGCCATTGAAGCCCGCGTCATAGCGTGGCTGGCTGGTGAACAGTGGCGACAGGACGTCTTTGCCAAGAGCGGCGACATCTACTGCGCTTCCGCATCGCAGATGTTCAAGGTGCCGGTCGAGAAGCATGGAATCAACGGTCACCTTCGTCAAAAAGGTAAGATTGCAGAATTGGCGCTCGGTTATGGCGGATCTGTAGGTGCTCTCAAAGCAATGGGCGCTCTTGATATGGGACTTGATGAGGATGAACTCCCTCCGCTGGTCGATGCTTGGCGGCAATCCAATCCGAACATCGTTAAGTTCTGGCGGGATGTGGACAAGGCCGCTATGGAGGTAGTCCGATATAAACGCACCAACTCGACACATGGGATCACTTTCTCATGCCAGAGCGGGATTCTTTTCATTACGCTTCCTTCCGGCAGGCGGCTTGCCTATGTGAAACCGCGGATCGGTGAAAACAAGTTCGGTGGGCAGTGCATCACCTACGAGGGTGTCGGTGCCACAAAGAAATGGGAGCGACTGGATTCCTACGGGCCAAAGTTCGTGGAAAACATTGTGCAGGCAACTGCCCGCGACATCCTCTGCACCGCCATGCAAACGCTCCGGCACTGCTCCATCGTCATGCACATCCACGACGAAATCGTCATCGAAGCTGATCCACGAGTGTCTCTGAAAGCTGTCTGTGAACAGATGGGCCTGACACCGTCTTGGGCTAAAGGACTGCTGCTCCGCGCCGATGGCTATGAGACAGATTTTTATAAAAAAGATTGAGCCTTTTTCGTTCAAACCTATTTTTGACCTCCATTGGGTAATAGAGGTGGACAAAAAGCCCGCCCGGATTGGAGGTCAAAATGAGCATTGATAAATTTAACAGCGAGGGTTACTACGACCCAACCACCTACGAAGCATTGTCTGCTATCGAAAAAGAAGAACAGGCGCTTCGGGCATTCAGGCCAATTGTCTATATCTGCTCTCCCTTTTCTGGAGATGTAGAAGGAAACGTAAAGGCTGCACAGCGCTACAGCCGCTTCGCCGTTGACAAAGGCTTCATTCCCATTGCGCCGCATTTGCTATTTCCACAGTTTTTGAACGACGACATTCCAGCCGAACGCCAGCTTGGGCTATTCTTCGGCAACGCCCTAATGAGCAAATGTACAGAGGTCTGGGTGTTCGGCAGCACCATCTCAGCCGGTATGTCGGCTGAAATCAAGAGAGCCAAGTGGAAGAACTACCGCTTACGCTACTTTAATGAAAACTGCGAGGAGGTTTAAATCATGTACGCTATCACAGAAAAGGAAAGAAATATCGACGGCACCATTATCACAACTTTTAGCCGCGACATATTCAATGCAAATGTTCTCGAAGTTGAGGCTGGCACCAGTGGCTATAAGGGCGGAGACTCCGGCCACGGCAGCCGCACCTACTTTCGCATCGAGAACGCTGGAGGCACTGATATTGAAGCGCATCTGATCGGACCGTATGGCACAGATGGTATAGAGGTGTCTCTCGGTGGCGACTGCGAGCTTGAAACAATCATCACGGCACTCAAATTCATCACCAAGGTGCTTGAGGATGGCGCAACGGAGGTGAACGACTGATGTTCACTCTTTATCACGCCGACTTCATCGGCAACCCCGGCAACTGCTCCTATCCTCACAAGGTTGAGGTCACTGATGCAAGTTCTCTGATCGCAGCTGTTGGCCATGACTATGTGTGCGCCGAGTACCGGAACAGCTATCGGAATGGTGAAAACTACATCGGTAGCAATTGCCTACCGGTGGACTGCGACAATGATCACACAGAACAACCAGAGGATTGGGTGCTACCTGCAGACGTCATTGAGGCGTTTCCCGGGGTCACCTTTGCCGTTCATTATAGCCGCTACAATATGCGCGAGAAAAACGGCAAGCCCGCTCGACCTAAATTCCACGTACTATTTCCCATTGACTACGTTACAAACGCGGCTTGCTACAGCGATATGAAGAAGCTGGTCAACGCCATCTTTCCGTACTTCGATACCAAGGCGCTGGATTCTGCACGTTTCTTCTTCGGGACTACCTCTCCGGAAGTTGAAATCTACACCGGCAGCATGAACTTGAGCGAGTTTCTGGAAGGCGAAGAGTTCGATGCTGATATGGCCGGTAGCCATCGTTCCACTCAAGTCATACCAGAAGGAAGTCGCAACGCCACCATGTCCCGTTTTGCTGGTCGGGTCATCAAGAAGTATGGCGACAGCGATGCCGCTTTTCAGTGTTTTTTAGAAGAAGCTGCAAAATGCTCACCTCCGCTTGAGGAAGCTGAGCTCATGACCATCTGGCACAGCGCCCAGCGCTTCTTTTCAAAGGTACAGCAGCAAGACGGCTATGTTTCTCCGGAGGTCTACAACGACCCGACGTCCTATATGCCAGGCGATTTCTCCGATGTAGGACAGGCAGAGGTGCTGGCAAAATACTTCTCTGGGGAACTACGGTATTCACCGGCTACCCATTTTATCCGTTACACCAGCCATTACTGGCAAGAAAGCGAACCCGGCGCACAGGCAGTCGCTCATGAGTTGACCCGCCGCCAATTGGAGGAAGCCACAAAGGATCTGCAGGCTGCAATGATGCTCCTGACACAAAACGGCGCTCAGGAAATCCTAGCAAACGCATCAAAGGCAAAGGCTGAATCACTTATGAACGATACACAGCTCGAGGCTTACAAAGCATTTCTTTCAGCCAAAGCATACCAGTCCTTCGCCATCCGTCGCCGAGATTCAAAGAATATCACCGCGACGCTAAAAGAGTCCCGTCCTATGCTGGAAATCTCGCCGCGTGATTTAGATGCAGACTGCTTTCTTCTTTGTACGCCTGCTGCTACTTACGATCTACGCAAAGGGATGATCGGAGCCCGAGAGCATTCACCAGAAGATTTCATCACGAAAATGACCTCCGTTTCGCCCAGTTCCAAGGGTGAACAGATCTGGCAGAACAGTTTGGACCTTATCTTCTGTAGCAATCAGGAGCTAATCGACTACGTGCAAATGATCTGCGGGCTCGCCGCCATCGGCAAGGTCTATGTGGAAGCCCTGATCATCGCTTATGGCGGTGGGCGTAACGGTAAATCTACCTTTTGGAATGCCATCTCCCGTGTGCTCGGTCTGTATAGTGGCAATATCTCCGCAGATACCCTAACTGTTGGATGCCGCCGAAACATCAAACCGGAAATGGCCGAGGTTAAGGGCAAGCGTCTACTTATCGCTGCTGAGATACAGGAAGGCGCTCGACTCAATGACTCTACAGTCAAACAGCTTTGCTCCACCGATGATGTGTTCGCCGAAAAGAAGTACAAGGACCCGTTCAGCTTTACACCCTGCCATACACTGGTGCTCTATACAAACCACCTGCCAAAGGTCAGCGCCTCGGATGACGGTATCTGGCGCAGATTGGTTGTTATACCCTTCGACGCCAAGATTGAGGGCAGCAGTGACATCAAGAATTACGGCGAGTACCTCTATCAAAATGCTGGCGAGAGCATTCTCGCATGGGTGATCGAGGGTGCTAAGAAGGTCATTGCGCTGGATTACAAAATTCCTGTTCCGGAGTGCGTACAGCAAGCCATAGCAGAGTACCGGGCGCAAAACGACTGGTTTGGCCATTTTCTTGAGGAGAAATGCGAACTTGATGCGAGTTACCGAGAGAGTTCCAGTTCGCTTTATCGGGCGTATCGCAATTACTGCGTTGACACAAATGAATATATCCGCAGCACTACGGACTTCTATTCTGCACTGGAGGCTGCTGGGCATGGCCGTATCAAGGTTAAAAACAAGAGGTTCTTTTCAGGACTGAGGCTTAAAATCGATGACGGGGATTTTGAGGATTTCTTGAGTTGATGGTCTATGGGGTAACCTCGATTAAGGTCATATACAAAAAGTCTCTTAAGGACTAAAAAAATAGCTCTAAGAAAAGTTCTATATATGACATGCATCGAGGTTACCCCATCCTTAAAAATCCTGATGGAGAGAGTGAAAATGAGAGAAAAAGTAATCGAAAGAAAACTGGTTATGGCAGTCAAAGTTGCCGGAGGCATCGCACCCAAGTTCACGAGTCCTGGATTTGACGGGGTGCCTGACCGTATCGTGCTTCTACCGGGTGGTCATATGGCTTTCGTTGAAGTAAAGGCTCCCGGCGAAAAGCCCAGACCACTCCAGCTGGCAAGGCACAAATTACTACGCAGGCTTGGCTTCAAGGTTTATGTCCTTGATGACGAGCAGCAGATTGGAGGGCTTCTTGATGAAATACGAACCACATAACTACCAGAATTATGCCACCCGCTACATCGAGGAGCACCCCATCTCCGCTGTTCTACTCGACATGGGCCTTGGCAAGACGAGCATTACACTGACGGCACTGAACGATCTGTTATTTGACAGCTTCGAGGCACATCGTATTCTGGTGATCGCTCCACTACGAGTGGCACGGGATACATGGCCTGCAGAAGCAGATAAGTGGGATCATCTCCAGAACCTCATCTGCTCCGTTGCAGTCGGTACTGAAGCAGAGCGTCGTGCGGCCCTTATCAAACCTGCTGACATCTACATCATAAATAGAGAAAATGTCCAGTGGCTCATTGATGAAAGCAAGCTGCCATTCAACTTCGACACGGTTGTGGTAGACGAGTTATCCTCCTTCAAGAATTATCAGGCTAAGCGCTTCCGGGCTCTGATGAAGGTACGACCTAAGGTCAAGCGCATCATTGGCCTCACGGGTACCCCTTCCGCAAATGGTCTCATGGACTTGTGGGCTGAGTTCAGGCTTCTGGATATGGGTGCTCGACTTGGACGGTTCATCAGCCACTACCGACTGGACTACTTCCAGCCAGATAAACGAAACGGTCAGGTCATCTTCAGCTACAAGCCTCTGCCCGGAGCGGAACAGCGCATCTATGACAAGATCTCCGACATCACCATTTCCATGAAGTCTACCGACCATTTGAAAATGCCGGAACTGATCAGTAGCGAATATACCGTCCGCCTCTCAGATGAGGAGCGTAAGCGTTACGACGAGTTGAAGCAGGACCTCGTATTGCAACTTCCTGACGGAGACATCACTGCTGCTAATGCCGCCGCGCTCACCGGCAAGCTGTGCCAGTTAGCAAATGGTGCGATATACACCGATGACGGCGAAACCATCTCAATTCATGACCGAAAGCTGGATGCACTGGAGGATATCATTGAAGCGGCTGGTGGCAAGCCGATTCTTGTGGCCTACTGGTTCAAACATGACCTAGCCCGCATCACAGAGCGCCTACAGAAGCTTCATGTCCCATTTTCCAAGTTGAACAGCGCCGATAGTATCCGAAAGTGGAATGCTGGAGAACTACCCGTAGCACTGATCCACCCCGCCTCTGCCGGTCATGGACTAAACCTGCAGAGTGGCGGTTCCTGCATCGTCTGGTTTGGGCTGACCTGGTCACTGGAATTATATCAGCAGACCAACGCCCGCCTATGGCGACAAGGACAAAATTCTGAAACGGTTGTGGTGCAGCACATTGTGGCCAAAGACAGCATCGACGAGCGGATTCTAAAGGTGTTATCCAAGAAGGACAGCACCCAAGCCGCCCTAATTGATGCTGTAAAGGCCGATCTGCAAGCCTGAGACAATCCGTGCCAATCCGAGAGAAATAAAAATCCGGAGGTACAGATTATGGACCCTTATCAAGAATTAGCAAACGCCATTGTTATGCAAGCAGTCAAGGATTATCGAATCGCTCTTCTTCATTCGATGAAGCGTCCTGATAACAATGGCTACCAAATTGAAGTGGCATCTTTAGAGCGGTTCTTCCGTTCCGGTTGGTTTGGTGAGCTGACCAGTATAAATGCTGAGTACCTCATTCGAAGAGTTAACGAGGAGGTGCAAAGGAATGACCGCTAAAGAGTATTTATCACAGGCTTACCGCCTTGATCAGAGGATTGCCAGCAAACTCGAAATGGTGGAATCCTTAAATGAGCTGGCAATGAGATGTACCACCACCATAACAGGTATGCCTCGCAACCCCAGTAAAAGCACCTCATCGATGGCGGACACCGTTCTAAAAATCATTGACCTTCAGGACGAGATCAACAAAGATCTTGAAAGCTTGGTAGATCTTAAGCGTGAAATCAGCCTTGTTATCCGTGAAGTAGAATACAACGAATATCGAACAATCCTGGAGAAGCGTTACATCAGCAATAAGTCTTGGCCAGAAATTGCTGTTGAGCTTGGGTATAACCTTCGCCATCTTTACCGCTTACATGATGCAGCGCTAAACAAAGTAAGAATCCCTGAAGATGTCACTGTATGTCACTATTAGTCCAAGTGCAATCATGTTAATGTTAAGGTAGCGAAAAGCATCAAGGCGAAGCCTCGCGGGAGAAATCCTGTGGGGCTTTTCTTATGCCCCGAAAGTGAGGTGAACCCATGCCATATAAACCAAAGCGTCCCTGCGCCTACCCCGGCTGCGGTCGGCTCGCTGAGCGTGAGCAATACTGCGCCGAGCATCAAAAGGTCGTGAACAAACAGTACAACCAGTACGAGCGAGACCCCAAGTCCAACAAACGCTACGGCAGAAGCTGGAAGCGTATCCGCGATCGCTACATTAAATTGCATCCCCTTTGTGAGGAGTGCGAGAAGCAAGGCAAGCTAACGCCTGCCGAAGAGGTCCACCACATCCTTCCGCTCTCTAAAGGCGGCGGCAATGAAAAGAGTAATCTGATGGCTCTTTGTAAATCCTGTCACTCCCGAATTACTGCTGAAAGCGGTGACCGGTGGGGGTAATCAAATCTCTAAAACTTTTCAAACTGGACAGCGGCGTGGGGCTTCGTGTTGAAAAACGCGCTTTCAAACGAGGGAATAGCGCCATCCCTGCAAAGTGAGGTGATATTTTTGGCAAAAGACGGTACCAACCGTGGCGGCGCTCGTATCGGCGCGGGCGCAAAAAAGAAGCCATTAGCCGACAAAATAGCCGAGGGCAATCCCGGTGGCAGAAAACTGACTGTGATGGATTTTCAAGATGCAGCAGATCTCAAAGGTCTTGAAATGCCCGAACCAAACAAGATGCTCGAGGCCATACAAAAAGACGGCAAGACGCTCGTCGCGAGCGAAATCTACAAATCCGCCTGGACTTGGCTGAACGAACGTGGCTGTACGGTTCTTGTAGCTCCGCAGCTTCTGGAGCGCTACGCCATGAGCGTGGCAAGGTGGATTCAGTGCGAGGAAGCAGTTACTGAATACGGTTTTCTTGCAAAGCACCCCACTACAGGCAATGCAATTCAGAGTCCCTATGTGGCGATGGGTCAGAACTATATGAACCAAACAAACCGCCTGTGGATGGAGATTTTTCAGATCGTAAAGGAAAACTGTACCGGCGAGTACAGCGGTGTGAATCCGCAAGATGATGTTATGGAGCGGCTCTTAACCGCACGGAAAGGAAAATGATATGGTAAAATACAAAACTTCCGAAAGTGTCTGCAAGGGTCACCCAGATAAACTCTGCGACCTGATTGCAGACAGCATTCTTGATGCGTGTCTTCGCAAAGATAAAGCTTCCCGCGTGGCCTGCGAGGTCATGGCGACAAAAGGCAAAATCATCGTAGCGGGCGAAATCACCTGCTCGAAAAAAGTAGACATCCGCTGGGTGGTCCGCAGAGTTCTTGAGGAGGTCGGCTACAACCCATGGAAATTCATCGTGTTTGTATTCGTCCACCAGCAAAGCAAGGATATCGCTGGTGGTGTGGATGAAGCACTGGAATCCCGCGCGGGAGATACCTCTTGGTATTCCATGCTTGGCGCTGGCGACCAGGGTACTGTTTATGGCTATGCCACAGATGAGACGGTAGAAAAACTTCCGCTCCCTCTCGTATTTGCTCATGGCATTTGTCAAAAGCTCGATAGCACCATGAAAAATGGCGTCATCAAAGGCATTGGTCCTGATGGCAAAGCCCAGGTCACTGTCGAGTATGAAGATGACAAGCCAAAGCGCATCAAAACGATTATTGTTTCCGTGCAGCATCGCGCTGATAAGGATTTAGAGATTCTCCGCAGTGAGATCATCTCCCAAGTGCTGTGGCCGGTGTTCGAGAAGTTCCCATTTGACGATGCGACAAAAATACTCATCAATCCCTCCGGCCGCTTTGTCGAGGGCGGACCTGCAGCGGACACCGGTTTGACCGGTCGAAAGATAATGGTCGATAGCTACGGCGGCCTTGCTGCTCATGGCGGTGGTGCCTTCTCCGGAAAAGACCCGACGAAGGTTGACCGCTCCGGTGCCTACATGGCTAGAGCTATTGCAAAGAACATCGTCCGTTGCGGCTATGCCAAACGCTGTCAGGTGGCCATCTCCTATGCTATCGGCAAGGCTGATCCTGTTGCGGTTGAGATTGATACCTTCGATACGGGTACTGTCTCTGATGAGATTCTTCGCAAAGCGGTCCTTGAGGTTTTTAACCTGCGTCCAGCGGCAATCATCGAAGCACTGAGCTTGCGAGATCCCAGCTATGCAGATACAGCAACCTATGGCCATTTCAGCGGAACGCTTTCTCGCTGGGAATGGCTAGACCGTTATAACGAACTACGAGAGGCGGTAAAAAAATATGCTGATTGAGAAAAAGAATACCGCCGAGCTCCTGCCTGCGGATTACAATCCCCGCAAGGACTTAAAGCCCGGTGATCCTGAATATGATAAGCTGAAGCGCTCAATTGAACAGTTCGGATACGTCGAGCCGGTCATCTGGAATAAGGTGACCGGCTGTGTTGTAGGTGGACATCAGCGTTTGAAGGTACTCATCGACTTAGGGCTAACCGAAGTCGAGTGCGTAGTGGTCGAGATGGATGTCGAAAAAGAAAAGGCACTCAACATCGCGCTGAACAAGATTTCCGGCGAATGGGACAAAGAAAAGTTAGCTCTACTCATTGCAGATTTGCAGGGTGCAGACTTCGATGTGTCACTCACAGGCTTTGACCCTTCCGAACTGGATGATTTGTTTAAGGATAGTATCAAAGACGGCATCCACGATGATGATTTTGATGTAGAAGCAGAGCTAAAGGAACCTCCGATCACCAAGCTCGGTGACCTCTGGACCCTTGGTCGGCACCGACTGGTCTGTGGCGACAGCACCAAGAAGGACACTTTTGATTTGCTGATGGCCGGTGCCAAAGCCAATCTCGTGATAACCGACCCGCCGTACAACGTCAACTATGAAGGCAGCGCCGGAAAAATCAAGAACGACAACATGGGTAACGACGCCTTCTACCACTTTCTGCTCGATGCCTTTACAAACACCGAAGCAGTCATGGCAGATGACGCCAGCATCTATGTTTTCCACGCCGACACCGAAGGGCTGAATTTCAGGAGAACCTTTGTGGATGCCGGTTTTTATTTGTCCGGCTGCTGCATCTGGAAAAAGCAGTCGTTAGTTCTGGGGCGCTCTCCGTACCAATGGCAGCATGAGCCTGTGCTCTACGGTTGGAAGAAAACTGGAAAGCATCAGTGGTACACAGGCCGGAAGGAAACCACCATCTGGGAGTTTGATAAACCTAAGAAAAATGGTGATCACCCGACCATGAAGCCGGTCCCGCTCTTGGCGTATCCGATTATGAACAGCAGCATGAGCAACACGCTGGTGCTAGATCCCTTTGGTGGTAGTGGTTCAACACTCATCGCCTGCGAACAGTCTGACCGCTCCTGTTATACTATTGAGCTTGATGAGAAGTTCTGTGACGTTATCGTCAAGCGGTACATCGAACAGGTCGGCTCTAGCGACAAGGTTTCTGTCCAGCGCGATGGTCTGCTCTACTCCTATAAAGAGGTAGCGGCCAGCGAGGACAGCCATGCCTGACGATAGCACCGCTGATGATAAACCAGCTCTTCCTCCGACTCGATTTGGCACATATATTTCTCGAAAATCACTTGCTATATGGTGCCTTTAGAGTGATGTATGTACATACCAAAACGATAGGAGGTTTTGAAAATGGAAATCAAATACAACGTAACCGGACCCGACCGCAAGCGATTGGTACAGGCCATCGCCCAAATTCTCGAAAGCGATGCCAAGTACCTCGGTGTTCCATCCTGTGCTTATCAGGTGGACAACTTCACCGTCAGCAAGGATGGCATCCTTTCCTTCGATGACCACACCAACAGCGACGAGGCTGAGCAGCTTATCGAGCGCCTTTGCGAAGTGGGCTTTGAAGCTGAGACCGAGGAAGTCACAGATGCCCTTTGCATGGAGCTTCCGCTGAAAGACACCACCGAAGCAGCGATTGACAACCTGCGCAGGATGGTGGATAGCAAAGCGACGCTCATTAAAAAAGCACTCGGTGCTGATAGCTTGGAAATTGAGGTCACCGAGGAGCGTATCCGCTTCCCTTGGTTCGATCGCATTCCGGAGCCTGAGGTCATCAGTGCAACTGCTCATTTCCTTGGGCATATGCTTGATGCAGCTAAGAGCCATAAGCGTGTGACTGCCAAGGAAAAAGAAACCGACAATGAGAAGTACGCCTTCCGCTGCTTCCTCCTTCGACTCGGCTTTATTGGTGATGAGTTCAAGGAAACACGCCGGACGCTTCTTCGGAATCTGACCGGCAGCGCAGCATTTCGAACGGGAGCCAAGAAAGGCTTCAGCGCAGAGGACCTGAACGCAGCTACCGACGACCCCGCTGTAGTAGAAGCGGTAAATGCCCTACTGAATGGAAAGGAGGCAACTGATGATGAGATTTCCGAATAAAGAAGTAGTTGAGCGCATCCGCCGTCAATTTCCGGTAGGTTGCCGCGTAGAGCTTCTTCGCATGGATGATGTGCAGGCTCCGCCCATCGGCACCAAAGGCACTGTAACCGGCGTGGATGACACAGCAAGCATCATGGTTAGCTGGGACAACGGCAGCGGACTGAACGTGGTCTATGGCGAGGACCTTTGCCGGAGGTGCGATGATGACCGATAAGGTGCGAAAGCAGATCCTGGCCATTCGCGACACAGGCTTGACGAATATGTTTGATGTAGTAGCGGTGCAGCGTATCGCAAACGACATGGGTTTTTATGAGCTGGTCGTGTACCTCGAAGAAAACCGCAAGGAATATGCCCACTTCATCCTGACCGGCGAGGCGTAATACACATCCCTTTCATCACGATATTTGGTGCATTTATATCTCTGAATTGACTTGCTATTGTGTGCTTTCAGAGCGAATATACACATACAAAAACGAAGGAGGTACACGCCATGTGGAAAGAAGGAAGCCTTAAGATTCACGACAGCATTTTTCATTATTGGATGAAGGTTTATGAGGAAGGTTCCCAGTTCGGGATCGACGGCGGCAGGATCAGCAAGCTGATGCTCAAGCGTGATGGCAAGGTCGTATGCAACTACGACAGGGGCTGGGACATAGAGCCCGCCGACCCAGACACGCAGCTTGCCCTTGAGCTCCTGCTGCATAAGGAAAACAGCTAACACAAACAAACTTCAGCTTCTTGGGACATGAGCCAACCGGCTCTGTTCCTCGTTATGCAGCCATGATGGGCTGTATTTTTTATGCCCTGCCAAAGGAGGTAACGGCGTATCAGAAAATTGAAGAAATATAAACCCACCCGATTTAAAGCATCGGATTCAATCTATGACAAGGCTCTGGCCGATTACGCCGTGTCCTTTATTGAGGCGCTCTCCCACACCAAGGGCACTTGGGCCGGTAAGCCTTTTGAGCTGATTGACTGGCAGGAGCAGATTATTCGAGACATCTTCGGCACCATAAAACCCAACGGCTATCGGCAGTTCAACACAGCGTATGTTGAAATTCCAAAGAAGATGGGTAAATCAGAGCTCGCCGCTGCGGTTGCTCTACTGTTGACCTGTGGCGACAATGAAGAACGCGCTGAGGTCTACGGCTGCGCCGCTGATCGTAATCAGGCGTCTATCGTCTTTAACGTTGCAGCGGATATGGTGCGGATGTGTCCAGCACTCGCAAAACGAGTCAAGATTCTTGATTCCATGAAACGGCTTGTTTATTTACCGACTGGGAGCACTTATCAAGTGCTGTCTGCCGATGTCGGCAACAAGCACGGTTTCAATACCCATGGCGTTGTATTTGACGAGCTGCATACCCAACCAAACCGAAAGCTCTACGATGTTATGACCAAAGGTAGCGGGGATGCGCGAATGCAGCCACTCTATTTTTTGATCACCACCGCCGGAGACAATCAGAACAGCATCTGCTGGGAAGTCCATCAGAAGGCCCTGGATATCATCGACGGCAGAAAAAACGACTCGACCTTCTATCCGATCATATATGGTGCAGCACAAGAGGATGACTGGACAGATCCAAAGGTGTGGAAAAAAGCCAATCCCTCCCTCGGGATTACAGTCGGCCTAGATAAGGTCAAGGCAGCCTTTGAGTCTGCCCGACAAAATCCTGCTGAGGAGAACAGCTTCAGGCAACTTCGTTTGAACCAATGGGTAAAACAGGCTGTACGCTGGATGCCAATGGATAAATGGGACGCCTGCGCTTTTGCTGTAGACCCTGACGCCTTACGAGGCCGGGTTTGCTACGGTGGTCTTGACCTTTCCTCCTCGACCGACATTACTGCTTTTGTTCTGGTTTTCCCGCCACTGGACGAGGATGACAAATATGTCGTACTCCCGTTCTTCTGGATACCGGAGGACAACATCGATTTGCGTGTACGGCGTGACCATGTGAATTACGATGTCTGGAAAAAGCAAGGTTTCCTTTTAACCACTGAAGGCAATGTGGTTCACTATGGCTTCATCGAGAGCTTTATTGAGGAGCTGGGTACGAAATACAATATCCGCGAAATCGCCTTTGACCGCTGGGGCGCTGTACAAATGGTCCAGAACCTTGAGGGTATGGGTTTTACAGTCGTTCCGTTCGGTCAGGGCTTCAAGGATATGAGTCCGCCGACCAAGGAACTCATGAAGCTAACCTTAGAACAAAGGCTTGCCCACGGCGGTCATCCGGTCCTTCGCTGGATGATGGATAACATCTACATCCGTACCGATCCGGCAGGCAACATCAAAGCGGACAAAGAGAAATCCACCGAGAAAATCGACGGCGCAGTCGCCACCATTATGGCGCTTGATCGGGCGATTCGGTGTGGCAACGAAAGTGGCGCTTCGGTCTATGACGATCGTGGCCTGCTTGTTTTTTAGTTAAGGAGAGTGATGTCTATGGGAATACTTCAAGGAATATTCAAGGCGCGTGACAAGCCTAAAGATGCCCTCGGCGGCAGCCGCTACAGCTTCTTTTTCGGGAGTACCAGCGCGGGCAAACCGGTCAATGAACAGACGGCCATGCAAATGACAGCAGTGTACAGCTGCGTGAGGATATTATCTGAAACACTTGCGGGGCTTCCGCTCCATATTTATCAATATAATGCTTCAGGTGGCAAGGAAAAACACCTCAAACACCCACTGTACAAACTGCTTCATGACGAGCCGAATCCCGAGATGACCTCCTTTGCGTTTAGAGAAACACTGATGAGTCATCTTTTATTATGGGGAAATGCCTACGCGCAGATTATTAGAAACGCCCGTGGCGAGGTCGTAGCGCTTTATCCGCTGATGCCAAACAAAATGACAGTCGACCGAGACTCAAACGGTCGGCTTTTCTATTTATACCAGCACAGTAACGAGGACACTCCCTCCCTCGGCAAAGACAGCCAGGTCTACCTGTCTCCCTCGGACGTTCTTCATATTCCGGGCCTCGGCTTTGACGGTCTAGTCGGTTACTCTCCCATTGCGATGGCGAAGAATGCCGTGGGACTGGCCATTGCCACTGAGGAATACGGTGCGAAGTTCTTCGCTAACGGAGCGGCTCCGGGTGGAGTGTTGGAACACCCTGGCACCATCAAGGACCCACAGAAGATTAAGGAATCCTGGAACGCTGCCTATCAGGGCAGCGGAAATTCGCACCGAGTGGCCGTTCTTGAGGAAGGCATGAAGTATCAGCCCATCGGGATCTCACCAGAGCAAGCACAGTTTCTGGAGACGAGAAAGTTCCAGATCAATGAGATTGCCCGTATTTTCAGGGTGCCGCCTCACATGCTGGCCGACCTTGAGAAATCGTCCTTCTCCAACATCGAGCAGCAATCACTTGAGTTCGTGAAATACACCCTCGACCCTTGGGTAGTGCGATGGGAACAGTCCATGTGCCGCGCCCTGCTCATGGAGAGCGAAAAGTCGAAGCTGTTCATTAAGTTCAATGTGGATGGCCTGCTACGCGGCGATTATGTGAGCCGAATGAGCGGTTACGCCACCGCACGTCAGAACGGCTGGATGAGTGCCAATGACATCCGGGAGCTTGAAAACCTGGACCGCATCCCGGCAGAGTTTGGTGGCGACCTCTACCTCATAAATGGTGCGATGACCAAACTGCAGGACGCTGGCGCGTTCGCAAATATAAAAGAAACGGAGGAAACCGAATGAAGAAATTCTGGAACTGGGCACGAGATGATAATTCCGGTGTCAGAACACTCTATCTTGATGGTGTGATCGCTGAAGAATCATGGTTCGACGATGATGTCACCCCTAAGGCATTTAAAGCAGAGCTTACTGCCGGTGAGGGTGACCTTGTTATTTGGCTGAACTCTCCCGGCGGCGACTGCATTGCAGCAAGTCAGATCTACACCATGCTCATGGATTACAAAGGCAAGGTTACCGTGAAGATCGATGGTATTGCAGCCTCTGCTGCATCCGTAATCGCAATGGCCGGAACAACCGTGCTGATGGCACCGACTGCCCTCATGATGGTGCATAACCCGCTGACAGTAGCAATCGGCGACAGCGAGGAAATGCAAAAGGCCATCGCCATGCTTTCGGAGGTTAAGGAAAGTATCATCAACGCCTACGAGATCAAAACAGGACAGTCACGGGCAAAGCTATCCCACCTAATGGACGCGGAAACCTGGCTTAATGCCAAGAAAGCCATTGAGCTTGGTTTTGCAGACGGCATTCTAGACGACGAAAAGAAACGACTACAGACTGAGGACTTTACCTATGCCTTCAGCCGCAGGGCTGTTACCAACTCTCTACTGGACAAGGTAAAGCCAAAGCTGCCCAAACAACAAACTGGTACACCAATTGAGTCGCTGGAGAAGCGGCTCTCTTTAATTCAACACTAATTTTGAGGAGGAAAATACTATGAACAAAATTCTTGAACTGCGTGAGAAACGCGCAAAAGCATGGGAAACAGCTAAGGCTTTTCTCGATACAAAACGTGGTGCAGATGGCATCGTTTCAGCTGAGGATACCGCCGTTTACGACAAGATGGAGGCGGATGTGGTCGCCCTTGGTAACGAAATCGATCGTCTTGAAAAGCAGGAAGCCCTCGACCGCGAGCTTTCAAAGCCACTAAATATGCCTCTTACGGGCAGACCTACTCTTCCGGGCATGGAGACAAGAAGCGGCAGAGCATCTGACGAGTACAGAAAAGCGTTCTGGAACGCGATGCGTACCCGCGCTGGCGAAGGACTTGATCCTGTTATCAGAAATGCACTTCAGATTGGCACCGACACTGAAGGCGGCTACCTAGTGCCGGATGAATTTGAGCGTACCCTTGTAGATACCCTCGAGGACGAGAACATTTTCAGAAGGCTGTCCAATGTCATCACCACTTCTTCCGGTGACCGCAAAATCCCAGTCGTAGCATCCAAGGGTACAGCCTCCTGGATCGACGAGGAAGGTGCAATTCCTGAAAGCGATGACAGCTTCGGTCAGGTCTCCATTGGGGCTTATAAGCTTGGGACCATGATCAAGGTTTCCGAGGAGCTGCTTAACGACAGCGTATTCAACCTCGAAACCTACATTGCTAAAGAGTTCGCCAGACGAATCGGAAACAAGGAAGAAGATGCATTCTTCACCGGCGATGGCTCCGGGAAACCTACAGGCATTCTTGCAGCTACCGGTGGCGCACAGCTTGGCGTGACCACAGCGAGCGCTACTGCAATTACCATCGATGAGATTCTTGACCTGTTCTACTCCCTTAAGGCACCGTACCGAAACAAAGCGGTGTTCGTCATGAATGATGCCACGGTTAAGGCGATCCGCAAGCTGAAGGACGGTCAGGGTCAATACCTCTGGCAGCCTTCACTGCAGGCCGGTACGCCGGATACCATTCTGAACAGACCACTGTACACCTCAGCCTATGTTCCTGCAATTGCGGCTTCTGCAAAGACGATCGCGTTCGGCGATTTCGGTTACTACTGGGTCGCCGATCGTCAGGGCCGTGTTTTCAAGAGACTCAATGAGCTCTATGCAGCTACCGGTCAGGTAGGCTTTGTTGCAACTCAGCGTGTTGATGGAAAACTAATTCTGCCGGAGGCTATTAAAGTTCTCCAGCAGAAAGCATAACGGAGGTGCACGATGAGCTATAACGCAAAGAACTACACCGAGCAAGGCGGTGAAAAAACCGTCATAGGCGGCACGCTTGAAATCAAGGAGGGAGCCTCGGTAACGGGGCTTCCTTCTCAGTTTACACCGGCTGAAAATCAGTCAGATTCAACCGCTACAACCATTGCTGGACTTGTTGTTGATTTCAACGCGCTGCTTGCAAAACTAAAAGCTGCTGGGCTTATGGCGGCTGATAGTTAAGAACAATGAAAGGATGGTGACGGTATGACACTGCTTGAAAAAGTTAAGGCAAACCTCATTCTTGAGCACTCGGCAGATGATGAGCTTTTGCAGATGTTCATCACCGCTGCCGTCAGGTATGCCGAAAGCTATCAGCATCTGCCCGAAAACAACTATACCGAAAACGCAATGCCACCCACTACAGAGCAAGCCGTTATCATGCTGTCGTCCCATTTCTATGAATCAAGGGACGGCAGCACGGGCGGCTTTTTTGCGGACAATGTCCAGGCTGGACAGCAAGTGTGGAGTACGGTCAACCTCTTACTTCGGCTGGACCGGGATTGGAAGGTGTGATTATGAGCTATGGAAAGATGAACACCTTCATTGACATCATTGAAAAAGTGACCATGAAGGATCATGAGGGCTTTAAAACCGAAGTTGACAACATCGTCGCCTCTGTCAAAGCGTATCGGGAAGGTCGGCACGGCAACGAGAAATGGGCAAACAGAGCCAGCTTCTCTGAGGCCACCGACCTTTTCCGTTTTCGCCGCATACCTGGTGTGACCATTACAACATCGATGGTTCTAGTGACCAAAGATGGTCGCTTTGAAATCACCTCGGTGGAAGATGTCAAAGGACGCGGAATGTATCTTGAGGTTCTTGCCAAGGAGGTGAAACCAAGTGGCTAAAGCAACATTTAAAATGCCGGAGGACTTTCTGATAAAGCTCTCAAGGCTTGGCGAGAAAACAGATGAAATCATTCCCCGCGTGCTGAAAGCAGGCGGCGAGGTTGTCGAAGCTAAGGTAAAAAGCAATCTACAGAGTATTATTGGAAATGGTACTAAGGAAGATAGCAGATCCACTGGCGAGCTCGTTTCAGCCCTTGGCGTCTCCTCTGCCAGACAAGACCGGGACGGTAATTTTAACGTCAAGGTCGGCTTTTCCGAACCACGCAGGGATGGCAAGAGCAATGCCATGGTTGCAGGGGTTTTGGAGTATGGCAAACATGGACAGACGCCTAAACCTTTTCTGAAGCCCACGAAAACGGCAAGTAAAAATGCCTGTGTAGATGCGATGATCAGGGCGTTTGAGGAGGAGGTTGAGAAAATATGAGCCTTCTTAGTGAACTCAACACCCTCATCTCACCCCTCGTTCCTTTGGAGACGGGCGTGTTTTCTGAGCCTGCGCCAGATAAATATGCTGTGATCACGCCGATGGTTGATACGTTCGAGCTATACACCGACGATAAACCCCGGCATGAAGTCCAGGAGGCGCGGATATCCCTGTTTGACAAGGGAAGCTATACGTCTCTCAAAAACCAAATTGTCCGCCTCCTTCTGGAAGCGGATTTCATCATAACGGACCGCCGGTATGTCGGCCATGAGGACGATACCGGCTATCACCATTACGCCATTGATGTGGCGAAAAACTACGAATTGGAGGATTAACAAATGGCGACTATTGGATTAGATAAACTTTATTACGCCAAAATCACAGAGGACTTGAGCGGCAATGAAACCTACGGCACGCCCATCCCGCTTGCAAAAGCGATGAAGGCGGATTTGTCCGTAGAGCTTGCTGAAGCGACTCTGTATGCCGATGATGGACCTGCTGAAATCGTGAAAGAATTCAAGAGCGGGACCCTTTCTCTCGGCATTGATGATATCGGCGTGACAGCAGCTGAGGACCTGATCGGAGCAACGCTTGATGATAACAACGTCGTCGTGTCTGGCAGTGAGGATGGTGGTTCACCTGTGGCTGTCGGCTTCAGGGCCAAGAAGTCAAACGGTAAATATCGATACTTCTGGCTTTACCGTGTGGTATTCGGCATCCCAGCAACCAACCTCGCCACCAAGGGCGACAGCATCACCTTTTCCACCCCGACTATCGAAGGAACTGTGGTGCGAAGAAATAAGCTTGATGGCATCGGCAAGCATCCGTGGAAAGCCGAAGTCAATGAGGACGACGCAAGCGTTCCATCATCTGTTATCACCGGCTGGTACACGCAGGTCTATGAACCTGTATTCACCGTCACACCATAACGGAGGGATAGCAAATGGATAATGAAAGAAGTTCAGGAATATCAATCGGTGGCCAAGAGTATGAAATGCTCCTAACCACTAAGGCAACGAAGGAGATCGCCAAGAGATATGGCGGTCTTTCTAATTTGGGCGAAAAGCTCATGAAAACGGAGAATTTCGAGATGGCACTGGATGAGGTTGTTTGGCTTATCACTCTGCTGGCCAATCAATCGGTGCTGGTTCACAACTTGCAGAATCCTTCAAAAAAGCGGGAGCTGCTTACTGAGGATACCGTTGAGCTTCTGACCTCTCCCTTTGAGCTCGCGGAGTATAAAAACGCCATCATGGACGCCATGTACAAAGGAACGAAGCGCCATGTTGAAAGCGAGGATGAACCCTCAAAAAACGCACAGGTCGGGTAAGCGACGATGAGTTGTTTGCCCGACTGATTTTTTACGGCGTATCCCTCCTTCATCGCTCTGAGCAGGAAGTTTTGCTGATGCCAATCGGACATCTACTTGACCAGTGGGAGGTATACAAGCAGTTCAACGGACTCGCAAAGGCAGCCCGTGAGTATTACATCGATGAAATCATACCAAATGGGATCTAAGGAGGTGATGGGAACATGGCGGATAACTTTGGCCTAAAAATAGGCGTTGAAGGCGAGAAAGAATTCAAACGAGCCCTCTTTGACATCAATCAGTCGTTCAAGGTGCTCGGCTCTGAAATGAAGCTTGTGGAGTCCGAATTTAGCAAAAATGAAAATAGCGTCCAGTCCCTCACCTCCAAGAATGAGGTGCTCACCAAGCAGATCGATGCTCAAAAAGATAAAATCGAAACCCTGCGTAAAGCACTTGAGAATGCATCCTCATCGTTTGGTGAAAACGATCGCCGAACTCAAGCCTGGGCAGTTCAACTCAATAATGCCCAAGCTGAACTCAATGGTATGGAGCGTGAGCTAAAGGGCAATGAAAAAGCCCTGGATAGCGTCGCCGACGAGTTTAACGCAGCTGAAAAACAAGCGGACCAATTTGGCGATGAACTTGATAAAACAGGAAAAGATGCAGATTCCGCTGGAGGAAAATTTGAAAAGCTGGGCTCAGTGGTCAAGGGTGTCGGTGCAGCTATGGGTGTGGCCTTTGCCGCTATCGGCACTGCTGCAATTGGGGCGGGCAAAGCGCTCGTCGACATGACTGTAGAAGCTGCCGCTTATGCAGATGAAATGCTAACACAATCCACCGTCACCGGTATGTCCGTAGAAAGTCTGCAAGCCTACAGCTATGCGGCTGACCTTGTCGATGTTTCGATGGAAACCTTAACGGGCTCTATGGCCAAGCAGGTAAAATCAATGTCGAATGCCAGAGATGGCTCATCTAAGTTCGCTGATGCGTATGTGAAGCTTGGTATCTCCGTAGCGGACAGCAATGGCCAGCTAAGGGACAGCGAGACAGTATATTGGGAAACCATCGATGCCCTCGGTAAAATTTCAAACGAGACTGAACGCGACGCTCTTGCTATGCAGATTTTTGGCAAGAGTGCGCAGGAGCTAAATCCTCTGATTGCTCAAGGTAGCGCTGGCATCGCCGCACTGACCGAGGAAGCAAAGCGTATGGGTGCCGTCTTAAGCGAAGAAAGCATCGAAAAGCTCGGTGCCTTTGATGATTCTGTCCAGAGACTGAAGCAGGGTTCGGAAGCCGCACAGCGAGTGATGGGAACTGTACTTCTACCACAGCTTCAAACCCTGGCCGACGACGGAGTTTCTTTGCTCGGAGACTTCACCTCCGGACTGGTTGAAGCTGGCGATGACTTCGACAAAATCAGCGAGGTAATTGGCAGCACGGTTGGCGGTTTGGTGGACATGATTATGGAGAACCTCCCGAGGATCATTCAGGTTGGTATGGACATCGTCATGGCCATCGTAAGTTCTATAGTTGAGAACTTACCGACGATCGTTGATTGTGCTTCCTCTATCGTCATGACGCTGCTTCAAGGTTTAATTGAGGCGCTGCCCGCCATCACAGAAGGCGCTCTGCAGCTTGTCCTTACGCTGGTGCAAGGCATCATCGACAATCTGCCTGCCATTATTGAAGCTGCAATTCAGATGATCGTCACACTGGCTTTGGGTATTGCGGAGGCTCTGCCGGAACTAATTCCTTCTATCGTCGAGGCAATTCTCTTGATAGTTCAGGTGCTACTTGACAACATGGATAAAATTCTCGAGGCAGCCTTCACAATTATCAAGGGCTTAGCAGAGGGCCTGCTGAACGCGCTACCAGAACTGATCAACGCACTGCCTCAAATTATTACAAGCATCATCAATTTCATCACCAACAACCTGCCTGCTATCATTTCCATGGGTATACAGCTAACCATTCAGCTTGCGGCTGGTTTAATCAAGGCCATACCTCAGCTTGTAGCGTCCTTACCCCAAATTATCTCAGCTCTAGTTCTTGGGCTGAGCAAAGCTGTCGGCGCTGTATTTGAAATCGGCAAGAACATCGTTTCCGGCCTATGGGACGGCATCAAATCCATGGGCAGCTGGATCAGTGATAAAGTCAGCGGCTTCTTTTCCGGCATTGTTGATGGGGCAAAAAGCTTACTGGGCATCAACTCACCGTCAAAGGTGTTTGCAGGTATCGGCGAAAATATGGGCCTCGGCATCGGCGTCGGATTCACCGATTCCATGAAGGGCATTGAAAAAGACATTACTGACTCGATCCCAACTGACTTTGATCTTGATATGAATACTGGCATAGGTAGAGTGATGAACGATACCTCGCTTGACTTAAAGAAAACCGTAGAGCATACGGGCGTCATTCGTGTGGAAGGAGTAAGTTCAGACGGTGAAATGATTTCAGTCGTGGACATCATTATCGACCGGCTCAGACAGGAGGTGCGTGTATGAGTTATTTGAAAAATACAGAGACAAGTGAAATCATCACGCGCTTTGTATCTTTTAGAAAAACGCAGGAGGTCATACGCACTGTGCAGACCGCCCTTAACGGTACAGAGTATCTGACCCGTTTCGGCTCGCCGACCGTACATTATAAGCTGACTCTCTATGTTAATGAAGCCGGGAAAGTCGCATTGATGACAGCAGAGGATAGCGTTCCGCTCCTTGAGTGTTCTGTAAAACAGGGCGTTTTCACAGGAAGAGTTATTGAACTTGGTAACTTTGATTATCAGGCGGCAGGCTGGTACAAGGTCACAGCTACTCTTGCGTCAGCAAGCGAGGTGAGCGACCCATGAGAAGCATACCAACTGCGCTAAAAGAAAAACTCGCAAACCGCTTCAAGGTAGAAAACACGGACAGCATGGCAAATCTCCGTGTGGTAGCCACGCAGACCTCCGTCAACTCGCTGCTCTCTGAGCCGATTCACGAGGACATCACTCCCGCGTTCGGCGATGTGGCTGTGCGCCAGTCCGCCGGTGAATCTGATTTATCTCTGGCTTATTCCATCTGTTTGGATGACGGAGTCGCTAAGGTGTATATGAGGAAGTTCCCGGCTGGCTTGGAGTATCCGTGGGAATACCAGTGGACGCTTGGTACAGCAACCGATGTGGCGATTGAATTTAACGGCGTGTGGAAAATGAACGCCGAAAAGGAATGGTATTACCTTCAAACCGAGAAATACCCTTATGTTTTTTATGTGCGGAACGGCAATCTGTATGTTCAAAGCTGGACGGACAGCGATAATGCCTCTCTGCTTTCCACAGGCGTTTCCCAGATATCTGCCTGTAAGGGTTGGCAGTCCAGCGTTGAACCGGACCTTGACCAAGGCTTAATCATCGGCTATCTCAAAAGCGGCTCGGTATTTTACCGTGCTCTCTGCTGTCAGGAAAACGGCTCTTATGTCTGGGAAGCCGAGCATGAAGTATCCACCCTTGGTACGGGAAACACGACGCTGTCAGTCATCCGAACAAACGATTTCCGCGTCGGGTTTTTGACTCAGAACAGCGGTCGGATGCTGCTGGCACTTACTCACCGAAACTATGCCGGAATGAGCGTCCGGCCGGAAACGGTCCACATCAACGCCTCTAATGTAAGGATGTGGATTTCCGATATAACCGAACTGGGCACTCTTAATAAGGAGTACGCGTCCGGGAATACCGATTATCCCTATGTTCTGTTGGATGAGCCGGACACGGAAGAAATCTCAGTGGCTTCAGTGGAAAAACTGAACCGCGATACAGGATTTTTGTGCTATGGCTTTAAAATCAATCTTACAAAGCCTTTGAATGGAAGTATCGATGCGGGATTCCCGGTGAAATGCACCCTCTCCGTTTCCGGTGTAACTATCACCTCCACTTCCTATGACAGTGAAGAACAGGCGATTGTTCTATATACGAGTTCCGATATCCGCAGGACGGTAGCGGTAACCATTACAATGCCAGAATACCGCTCGCTCTGGTATTACAAGCTCGGCTCACAAAGATGGTTCCTGCCCGCGCTGAGTGCTGTCGCTGCCGCAGAAACTATGGACTACTTCACTTATGAAAACGAGACTGCAGCCATATCCACGATTTCGGCGGGAGTTTGGATTGACAAGGCTGTTTTCACCGAGTGTTACCAACCTACGCATACGGCTGTCATTGCAGTTGTGGCTTCGTCTGTAAGCCTGCAGCCTGTTTCAACATTACCGATTTAGGAGGTTTTCAATATGAAGATACAAGAACGAGCCGTTCTGCATAACCGGTTTGACGTCAGAGTAGTCGATGCTGCAAGTGGCAATGTCAAGCAAACAGCAGTCGGCTTTAACGTCATTACAAATTATTATTTTAATAGTAGGTTGACGGCTTCTCCACTTAGCAAAACGACCGACCTGTTTAGATATATCGCGGTTGGCACAGGGACTGGAACCCCAGCAGTTACGGACACCGCCCTATTTTCACATCTAACTCGCAAGGCCGTGACGACACTGGAAACGGTTTATGAATATCCGACTTCATATACAACTAAGCAGATCAAGCTGGAAGCGACAGAGTGCAACGGCTCCACGATTACCGAAGTGGCACTTGAAGGATATTACAGCGGGACATTTTCAACAACCTACTATATCATGTCCCATGCTATGTTGCAGGATTCCGAAGGAAATCAGATCGCTATTTCCAAGACAGATACAGATGTGGTATATATAACCGCAACCTTCTACGCTACATGCACTCCATCTGGCTTCGGCGCAAACGGTGTATATCCCACGGCTGAGAATAATTATCTATTCCGATGGTTACTTACCGGCAGCACAGATGGAACTGTACGTTTCTCCCGCTTCCCTGTGGAATACTCCTCAGATATGAACTTTAATTATCATGGCAGCAAAAGCTATACCTTCAGCAGCGGTATCGGCAACACCACAACTTATCAGTACGACCTGCCGGTCACAACGTTTCTCGACAGCGAGGCGAACAACCGTATCGTCAAGCACCTCGGTGTTGCTGGAGTTGGTGCTTTTACCTTCCCAAACCATGACGTTTTCCCACCCTATGCTGTCGACCATCTCGTCATCGGTGAAGGTGACGGAGCTACTACCGAGTTCAGTATGAAATGTCCGTTGATACAATCCGGGACCGTCCGTATTTTTGTAAACGACACGGAAATGACCGGAGGTACGGATTACACAGTGGATTTGGAGAATAACTGTGGCGACTGGTATGAAAACTACCATACAGCGGCGATGACCTGTAAAAGTATCGGAGTATCCTTTGGAGACCTCGCTTCAAAAACGCCATATACAGGTCGTAACTATCGTGACCCCATAGCTTGGTGGGATTGTTATGATGACACGATGTATCCTTCCTCCTGTGTGGTAAGCGACGTAAACCCAATTAAAATAGACTTCGGTTCCTCAAGGGCCTGTAATACGCTTAAGATTGACATTCTGACCGTACCGTCTGCAAGGCTCGATACGCTTAAAATACAATGCTCAGACAACGACAGCGATTGGACAGATATATCAGGGCTTTCAAGGATGGGTCAGGTCTGGAAGTTTACAGAAACATCAGCAAGGTATTGGAAAGTATTCCTAAGCGGCGAAGGCAATGCCACTGTTGTTGTGACATCAAGCGGCATGACAGGTTCGCCGATCACCCTCTCCGTACCTGTGGTCTCATCGGATACGGCGAGCATAGTGGCGGGCAAGATAAAAACAGTCATTGAAGACAATGTGATTATTTCAGCTTTATATGATGCGTCGGTTTCTGGTCCAGATGTTATCTTAACAGCAAAAACACCGGTAGCAAATGTTTCAGGCTTGAATATCGCACTTTCAAACGGAACTTGCGCGGGGCTGACCACCGTTTCAACCTCGACCAATACGACAGCCGGAGTCGCCGCCGTAAAGCAACAGGAAAATATCTATGTGACTGGAACCATAGGAACGGCAGGAAACGCGACGGTTGTCGTAACGGCGGCTGGAATGACAAACTCTCCGATAACCCTTTCGGTGCCGGTTACAAGCGGAGACTCTTCGACAGTAGTTGCGACAAAGGTAAATGCTGCTCTCGCTCAAAACTCCGATATCACGGACTTCTTTACAATCAGTCCGGATAACGGAAGATATGTACGTCTGACTGCAAAAACAGCTGCTGACAATGATCCCACTCTAAATATCAGCATTGCAAATGATACTTGCACTGGGTTAACCGCCATACCGACTTCCACCGTTGACACCGCAGGCAATGCGGGAACAAAACAGGTAGAGACCTTAACCGTATCGGGCAGTGTCAGCTATAACTGGACATACAACTTATATTACCAGAGCTTCCCAACAAGGGATGGTCAAAGCTTTGGCACGACTTTCTTTTTAGGCAAAACCGTGCCTGGTCTAAAGTTTACTATACCACCTGCGGCAGGTGCGTCGATCACTGCCAGCTTTGCGCTTGAGTACCCTTTCAAGACCGCGAACAACCTGCTGCGCTTCACCTACTCGGTTCAACTGCAAAGGGGGTGACGCCATGACGCTGACATTTGAATATACCCTTGATACTGGAGCAGGCTTGCATCCGCAGGTGATACACACCTCGGACAACCTGCTCCGTTTCATATACCTCACCGCCGACGGTACCGTGGCGGGAAGTACAGCGGACCCGATTCTCGGTTTGTATGACAGCCTGACTTATACGGAAATCGGCAGAATATCACCTGATGAAATGGTATCGTATCCGAGCATTAAAAAAGTGGCGCACTACGGTGCGTACGGGTTCTGGAGCGCTGAGGGCGACCATCGATTTGTGATGTATATGCTGCCGACCGACATTACAAATTCGTTTATCGACGGTTCGGTAAAATTCAGCATCGGCAGCGAGGTCTCGCAGATGTCTTGCACCTTGCTCAACATCAAGGGCGCACTGCTCAACCGCTACCGGGCTTTTGTGACGCCCGGCACCAAGATGGAACTGTACTTTTCTCTCGGTAGCAGCGGCGAAATCACGCTTGGCATCTTCTATATCGACCGCGCTTCGGTCTCGTACCCGGATGAAAAGGTATCGGTATCCGCTAGAAATGCCATTGGAAAACTGCTGAAGGAACAAACCTTTAATGAGGACAATGCCTTTGAAGAAACAACGCTTCAACTGAACCTGCAGGAGATTCTTCGCCTCGCCGAGGTGGAGGATTTTTTTGTTGGCAATAACACAAAGCCATGGAAACTGCGCTTTGAACCAGATGTCACCATTCTGGATGGTATTAAACGCGTCATATCTCTGATTGACGGTTGGAAGATCGATGAAACGGCTAATGGTGTTATCGGTGTAGCAGCTGCTACAGATGCTCGATTCGACCAACCTGCTGTGTTTAGTTTTGAGCGTGACAAGTCTTGCTGGAGCTATAACGTAGAATACGACGACTCTGAAGCGGTTAGCAAAGTTTGCGTTACATGTTCTGAGCCGGAAAACACAGTTTATGCCACAGTTCCTCGGAGCAAGTGGTGGTCTCAGCCGTCTCATCGAACAACTTATGTTACAGCTGCAGACGGGGCAACGCTTGTCGAAATAACAGCTCTTGCAGAGGAGTTAGCGCAAGCTATCGCCATATCCGGCAGGCAGGAAAGTTTCGTCGGAGTCTTTACACCTCAACTCACCCTAGGTGATGAGGTTCGCATAATCAACGGTCCAAAGACTGAAACCATCGGTACCGTCACGGATGTCACTCATAATTTTGGCAGAGGCGGTTTTTATACAGCGTTCACAGTGGATAGCGGTGGACGAAAAGGCAAAGCGCGTCTTTCGGATTTGATTGGAATAGCATCTGAAAAGCCAAATCAAAATGGCGTGACTATCTATTAAAGGAGGATTTTTTACATGAAAGAATTATGGAATTGGACACAGGCGGCAATTGCTGCAGCAGGAGGAGGTCTTGGATACTTTCTCGGAGGTTGGGACGGCTTTTTGTATGCGCTTTTAGCCTTCGTCATCATCGACTATGTCACCGGCCTGATGTGCGCGGTCCTGGACAAGAAGCTGTCAAGTGAGGTTGGCTTTCGGGGCATTTTCAAGAAGGTGCTTATCTTCTCGCTTGTGGCCATTGGGCATATCGTCGACCAGAGTGTTATCGGAGAAGGCTCGGTCATCAGAACGGCGGTTATCTTTTTCTACCTATCAAACGAGGGTGTTTCCATTCTTGAGAATGCGGCGCATATCGGCTTGCCAGTGCCACAAAAGCTAAAGGATATCCTGGAACAGCTTCATAACCGAGATGGCAAGGAGGGCTGATGAATGAATCTTCGAAAGTTAATTCTTATAAACAATGCCTGTTATAAAGCAGGTAGAACCATCACGCCAAAGGGCATCATGGTGCATTCTACTGGGGCAAACAATCCCTTTCTGAAACGCTATGTCGGACCAGACGACGGACTCCTGGGGAAGAACCAGTACAACAATCACTGGAATCAGGACAAGCCCGATGGCAGACAGGTCTGCGTCCACGGCTTCATCGGCAAGCTGGCTGATGGAAGCATCGCCACCTATCAGACCCTACCTTGGAATCATAGAGGCTGGCATGCTGGAGGCGCAGCGAATGATACACATATAGGCTTTGAAATTTGCGAGGACGGTCTGACCGATACCTCGTATTTTAATACCGTTTACAAGGAAGCCGTGGAGCTTTGCGTCTATCTCTGCAAGCAATATGGGCTCACCGAAAAAGATATCATCTGCCACTCAGAAGGCCATAAACTTGGCGTTGCCAGCAACCACGGGGATGTCATGCACTGGTTTCCAAAGCATGGCAAGTCGATGGATACGTTCCGTACTGAAGTAAAATCAGGTCTTGCTCCCGTCACTCCGATCGCATCGAAGAAGTATTACCGCGTCCAGCTTGGCGCGTTTACTGTCAAGGCACATGCCGACGCCATGCTCCGCAAGGTCAAGGCGGCTGGTTTTACTGATGCATTTATCAAATACAGCGAATAACACTCCACTTAATGCCTACTGAGAGATCCTTCTTTCGGTAGGCATTATTTTTTTGCTTTTTCGTTCAAAAGGCTTGTTCACCTCCATTGGGTAGTGAGGACTGAAGTTCTCAGATTGGAGGACAAGCGATGACTAATGAACAAAAAGAGAGAATTACCGCCATGCGTCATGACGGTTATGGATATACGACAATTGCCAAGGCGGTCGGTCTCACAAAGGATAATGTAAAGGCATACTGCCGCGCTCACGATCTTGCTGGAGTCAAAGCACAAAGCAATGCTCGAATCACGTCGGACCAGAGCTTCTGCCAATGTTGTGGCAATCCGTTACATCAGATTCCAGGCAGAAAAAAGCTGAAGTTCTGCTCCACAGACTGCCGCCAACAATGGTGGAACACCCACCCGGAACAGGTCAAACGAAAAGCGGTATACTCCTTTTCCTGCGCCTACTGCGGGAACCTGTTCACGGCCTACGGTAATTCCAGCCGCAAATATTGCTGCCACAACTGCTATATCGCTGCTCGCTTTAGAGGCGGTGAGTCACATGACTGAGATACAGTTTCAAGCTGAAAAGCGCTATCAGGTAGCCATTTCGATGGCCAAAGCACTTCTTGAAAAAGGGCTTCTGACGCAGGAAGAATACGTTGTAATTGATACAAATCTACTCGAAAAATTCCAGCCAGCTTTGGGTACATTACTGTCCGAAATGCGTTGACTTAACTGCCTTTCTGAGTGATGTATATGGTTGGAAAGGAGTGATTTCACTTGAAAACAATAGTCAAAATTGAGCCAGCAATACCGCAAATGCCGGTTCGTAAGAAAGTAGCTGCCTACGCCAGAGTTTCAATGGAAACCGAGCGATTGAACCATTCTTTATCAGCTCAGATAAGCCACTATAGCGAGCTGATACAGAAGCACTCGGACTGGCAATACGTAGGCGTTTATGCGGATGACGGCATCAGTGGTACCGGCACCAGCAAGCGCGATGAATTTAGGCGCATGGTTGAGGATTGCGAAGCCGGGAAAATTGACATCATCATTACGAAGTCGATTTCTCGCTTTGCCAGAAATACAGTTGACCTTCTGAATACCGTCCGCCATCTTAAGGACCTTGGAATCTCGGTCCGCTTCGAAAAGGAGCAGATAGATTCCCTTTCAGATGACGGCGAGTTAATGCTAACACTACTCGCTTCATTCGCGCAGGAAGAAAGCCGCAGTATTTCGGATAACGTCAAATGGGGTACGATCAAACGATTTCAGAAAGGTATCCCAAATGGCCAGATGCGGGTGTTCGGTTACGAGTGGATTGATGATCAGCTCACGATTATTCCTGAAGAGGCCGAAGTTGTCCGCTTCATGTACCGGGAATACATGAAAGGCGCATCGAGGATTGAGATTGGTCGGATACTTAACGAGAAAGGCCTTTACACTCGCCAAGGCAAAGAATGGGTGGATTCAAATGTTAAGGTAGTGCTCACGAACATCACCTACACCGGGAACATGCTCTTTCAGAAGGAATATGTTGAGGACCCAATCACCAAGCGCCGCAAAAAGAATCGAGGCGAACTGCCACAGTTTTACGTTGAAGATACTCATGAAGCCATCATTCCGATGGATGAGTTTCAGAAGGTACAGACCGAGTTCAAGCGCAGACGCGACTTGGGTCCTCTTGGCAACAAGTCATTGAACCTGACAGCCTTTTCTACAAAAATCACCTGCGGCATATGCGGCAAGCATTACCGTCGGAGCGGAAAACGAAATACCGCCGGAGAGGTTTACTACATCTGGACCTGCCTGACAAAAAGCCAGAAAGGTGCTAGCACATGCGGATCTAAAAACATCCCGGAAAAGATGCTCCAGAATGTTGCCGCTGAGGCTATGGGGCTTACTGAGTTTGATGATGTTGCATTCGGCGAACAGGTCGAGGAAATCTATATGGTTAGCGCCGACACGCTACAGTTTCGCTTTTACGATGGCCGCGAGGTCACCACAACATGGGAATCCACGGCGAGAACCGATTGCTGGACACCGGAACGAAGGCGGCTCTGGGGAGAGCTCCACAAACGCAAAGAAACCAACCCCAACAAGTACATTTATAACGAGTTCACTGGATTCATACGTTGCGGACAATGTGGATCGAATTATCGCTGCCAGTCAAAAGTGATGAAGGATGGTACCCGAGCGCGAACGTGGCATTGTACAGGACCAGCAGGCGTTTGCGATAAGGTCTCCATTAGGGATGAAACCATGAAAGCTCTTGTCACCGATGTACTTGTACTCGACTCCTTTGACGAGGCAGTCATGGACAACCAGCTCGAATACGCAGCAGTGCTTGGTAACAACGTGACCTTCCACTTTCGCGACGGGCATGAGGTGACAAAGAGCTTCAAGAAAAAACGGCAAGGCACAAAATGGACTGAAGAACGCCGTGAAAAGCAAACCCAAGCAATTAGAGCCAGCTGGACCGATGAACGCCGGGCGGCAGCAAGTGAAAGGATGAGAGAAATAAGGAGTGAAAAGAAATGGCCAAAACCGTAACGACTATACCGGCGACAATCAGCCGGTTCACGTCTTCGCCAATTAACGAAAATAAAAAGCGCCGCACGGCTGGTTACGCTCGCGTCTCTACAGACAGTGAAGAGCAGTTTACCAGCTACGAGGCGCAAGTCGATTATTACACCAACTACATCAAGAGTCGTGACGATTGGGAGTTTGTAGAGGTCTATACCGACGAAGGCATCACAGGTACCAACACCAAACACCGCGAGGGTTTCAAGCGCATGCTAGCTGATGCTCTTGCCGGACGGATTGACCTGATCGTCACAAAGTCCGTCAGCCGCTTTGCAAGAAACACGGTAGACAGCCTTACAACAGTCCGTCAGCTAAAAGAAAAAGGGATCGAGATTTATTTCGAGAAAGAGAACATTTGGACCCTGGATAGTAAGGGCGAACTGCTGATAACCATCATGTCCTCACTAGCGCAAGAAGAAAGTCGTAGCATTTCAGAAAACGTCACCTGGGGCCAGAGAAAGCGCTTCGCAGACGGCAAGGTCACGGTTCCATTCAACAGATTTCTCGGCTATGACCGTGGCGAGGACGGCAATCTGATCATTAATCCAGAGCAAGCCGCTACGGTCAAGCGCATCTATAGCTTATTTTTACAGGGCATGACACCCTTTGGTATCGCTTCCACAATGACCGCTGATGGTGTGCTTTCACCAGGCGGTAAAGAACGCTGGAACGCCGGATCGGTTCGCAGCATTCTTACAAATGAGAAGTACCGTGGTGATGCGCTCCTACAGAAAAGCTACACAGTTGATTTCCTCACCAAGAAGAAAAAGGTCAACGAGGGTGAAATTCCACAATACTACGTAAAAAATAACCACCCGGCAATTATTACCCCGGATGTATTCGATTTGGTGCAGCGCGAACTGGCTCGGCGTGATCAAAGTCGAGGCCGACACAGCGGGGTTCATTTGTTTTCTGGCCGAATAAAATGCGGTCAATGCGGAAACTGGTACGGCTCAAAGGTCTGGCATTCCACCGACAAATATCGCCGCACCATCTGGCGCTGCAATCACAAATTCAAGAATGACGAGATTTGCACAACGCCGCATCTGACTGATGAGGAAATACAGGACTTTTACCTATCGGCTCTGCGCAGGTTGCTTGCCGATAAAGACGAAATCATCGCAGCTTTTGAGATTGCCAAGGACGTCGCTTTTGACTTGAGTGCGCTGACAACCGAGCGTGATGAGCTTCAAAACGAGCTTCTGGTGGTCTCCGAGCTCATGCATCTGTGCATTAACGAGAATGCCCACGTCGCCCTCGACCAAGCTGACTACCAGAAGCGTTACAACGGTCTGACCGATCGCTTCGATAAAGCTAAAACACGGCTGGAAGCGGTCACAGGAGAAATAAGCGGCAAACAGGCTCGGCAGGCGACAATCGAAGCCTTTCTCGACGAGCTTAAGCGACTTGACGTCGTGACCGAATTTCAACACGCACTCTGGTACAGCCTCGCGGATTTCATGACAGTCTACAGCAAGGATAATGTCTGGGTAACTTTCAAAGACGGGACCGAGATAAAGGCATAATTATAAAAATGGCTCCTTACCACTGGATATTTTCCGGTCATGAGGAGCCATTATTTTTATTAAAAATTGCCTGTCTTTTTACTTCTTGGGCTTAAACTTGGCACTATACGCTTTGGCATCTTCATCGTCAGTCAGCCAGCCGTATTTCTGAAGGAACTCCAGCTTACGCTCATCTGTATCATAGCGTTCTTCTGTCCTTTTACCAGCTATTCTTTCGTTTTCTTTCCCGTTAAAGAAGCGACTTGATTCGCCTTCTCTATAAGATACGGGTACTCCATCTTTAATATACTTGCCGCAATAAACGTCCCTATATCCTTGGTAGACTTTTTCATCGCCAACCATACCATCCAATGCACCACTTGCTAATTTGTCGAGCAATCCTTTTTCATCATCTCTTTTTCTCATATCAATCCTCCGGCTGAACATCAATGTGTTCAGAATCGTAAGCACCTACCGGATATTCTCTTATCCATCCTTCAACACGAAATAATTTTCCACATCTTTCACATTCATAGTTGTCCTCGGTATTGAAGCTATATACAATATCCGGTCCCATATCATCATCGAACCTGCTATCGTTTGAAGTTTCATCCCAAAGGTAATCCTCGAAGTCAATTTCCTGTTCTGCACTGCAATAGGGGCATCTAACTTTGCGCATGAGTGGGACTGCTCGATAGCCATACACATCCATGAACTCTTCGCCTTCCTGCTCTTTCTGGTGAATTTCATTCCAGAAATACTCTGTCGACATAGAGTCATAATGCACATCTTTTTCTAACAATTCTTCCGAAAGAAGCAGCGACCCCCGCATTCTTTTCATTTCTTCCTCTATCGAATTCCTGCGCTCGACAATTGCTTCTTTCAATGTCAACTCACCTTCTTGCACCTTCTTGATGTCACCACAGGTCAAACCGGACTTAGTAAGCACAACCAGTTTCCTGAGCATATCAACATCGTTCTCGGTGTATTCTGCGTTTTTGTTATCAAATGATGAGCTTTCCGGAACAAATACCCCCTGTCTCTTGAAGTATTTTATTCGCTCCCTGTTGATACCGAGCATTTTTGTAACTTCTTTAGTCTGCATTATTTGCAACACCTCCTCTTAAAAACATTGTACAACTTGGGGACAATGTCCCCGTCAAGAGGTTTTCGAAAAAATTTCTGGTTAATTTTCTATCGCATTACTTGAGTCTTCAACTTGTGATTCTTGTTCAGGTTTCTGAGGATCTCCATTGATAAAAAACATAACTCCGTTCATGGCATATAAATTCATATGAAATTTTTGGCCAGCGTAAGCTGTCTTAAAATTAGTGGTATACAAGATATAATCGAATTGTTGGCAAGGCTTTACTTCATAAATTCTGTAAAACTCATTTGATGCTACGCCATTTTTTAGTGTAGCCATACCAACAATATCCTGTTCATCACTTCCACTTTTTCGAATGAAGATCTTATCGAAGCGGAAATCAAAACTGTATATTTCATCGTTTGGCTTAACGATTAGAGGATAAACTTTGATTTCTGCTGGCAAATCAGAAATATCATTTGGCACATCTATAAAATAGGATATGTATTCGATGTACGACTTTTTGTCACGTTCAGTAAATACATGCTTAAAGTGAATTTCTTGCACGCGCTGGCTATTCGAAAAGCAATTGGGGACTTGGGTCATGATTTCCTGCAGCATTGCATCAATTGTATACAGTACATAATCATGAATCTCATGGATTTTGCCTAGTGCATTTTCACTCGAATAATCAACGCCATTGTAAGAGAATGCATTCAACTCGAATATATCTTCGTTCCCAATAAAAATGCTATTTTTTACTGTAATCAGGATTGTTTTGATGTGTTTCATGTAATTATCGAATGCCATCAGATACTGATAACGCACGTCATTTTTATTGGCATCCATCAGTTGTAGAAGATTTGAAAACTCCGGTTTGGTTCCTAATTTTTTGAGAAGTTTCCCTAAAAGACCCTTATCGTCTACTTTGAATGCGTCATCTCCGAGAAGTGCTGCATTAACGATCTGGAATAGAACATCCATACCCATACGTCCATAATGGAAAAATTCCATTGCAGTTTTTCTCAAAAAAATAATGTCATCGAGTTCATAACCGCCAATATCCAAGTTTGTTCGTTTCAAATCATTAATTGTGTATTGAGTGCCTCCATCTTTGAAAGCCTCCTCAAATTTTTCCTGCTGAACATCTTTTAATGTTAAAACCCTGTGGCCATGCACCTTGGTTAACATTTCATAAGAAACACTCATATAGCCAAGCGTTTCACGCAAGCTTTCCACATACTGCCATGCATCGTAAACTTTATATTCAGCTAATGTTTTTTCAACTGTTTTTAAATCGACTGCCATTTGCGACCTCCCATTATCGTGCTTGTCCTTAATATAAAAACAACCGGGCATACCCGGCTCTCAACTTACCCCACAAAACCCAACTTACCCTGCAAGCGGAAGCGACCTACTGCAATCATTAAATTGTATCAATCTCTGCATGATTATTTCATAAACTTTATTAACTTCAGTTTTACCAACAAGTGTTAAATGCGTGAGTAACTCAGATACCTCTTGAGGTGTATAATACTCTCCTCCACTTTTACCAGCATTAGATGCGTACATTCCCATGAGATACTCATAGGCATCACCAAACGCATCAATAGAGTTATCACGATAATCACCAAGCTTCATATCGCTCACACCATTCATGAGTTTAACTAATCGTTCATTTCGTTTTGCGACAGTTCCACCTAGTTTATTACTATTTGGATCTATATCATCAAATAAACCTTTAAAGTTAACTTCACTAGGGGTTCCTTGAGCTGAAGATTCTATATTCTTAAATATTCTCTCAAGTGTTTCATTTAAATTCTCATCACTTGAAGCTTTCTTTTTAACATTCTCAAATAATTCACTTGGAAGTATAAAGAAACCTTTAACAGACACTAAATCTTGTCTCGCTAATTCAGCTTCATCATCTGATAGTTTTACATAATCAAAATCAGAATTACCCGCTTCTCTTTCTCCTAGATTAATATAATTTGATAAGTTCTCGGATATATATCGATAAAACAACATGCCTAAGACATATTGTTTAAAATCCCAACCATCTACACTTCCTCTTAAATCATTCGCAATACTCCAAATAGTACGATGTAGTTCTGTACGTTCTTGGCTACTTTTATTATTTGTCATATTCCTCACCCTTTTTATATTATAAAAAACAACTGTTATCATTATAACATTAGAATCTTTCTCTAAATCTGAGAAGAGTATAAAAAAGTACATATTAGCTCAATAACATGTACTTTAGTTCAAATGATTTTAGATATACATGAAGGATTGAGGTGCATTACTAATACCTAAATCCTCAAGTTGTATAGGATTGTTATAAATAATAACTTTTCCAAGTTTATATGCTACAGCATTAGACTTATTTCTAAAATAATCATCAAAGAAGTGTTTTGAAATTCCCGAAGCGTTTGAAGTTATCTTCCAAACAGTTTCTGGATTATCTACAATAATATCTAGTACTTCAACTTCTCCAACAATTCTCATTATTGGGAATGTAGAGTAAATTACAATTTTACTAATTTCCGATTTGCATCTTACTTTTCGATATTCATATTTCTTACTTCCATTTAATATGTTTTCAACATGTTCAGGATTGATTGATAATAACATTTTCGACAT